ACCAGGATAAATGCCAGAAAATACAAGAGTCAAAATTAGTTCAGTTGTTAAAAATCAACTGCCAGATTTCATAAGAGCGGATTTTCCTCTTGCTGGTGAATTTTTAGCACAATATTATACTGCTATAGAAAATCAAGGATCAACTCTTGATGTTTTGCAGAATTTAGACAAGTATGTAAAGATAGATGAGTTAACTGACCTAATAGATTCTACAAATCTTTCTAGTAACGTAGGTATTGCTGATAATTCAATTTCTGTTGAATCTACTACAGGATTCCCAGATTCGTATGGTTTGATTCAAATTAATAATGAGATTGTAACATATACTGGAATTACTACTAATTCTTTCACTGGATGCTCAAGGGGATTTAGCGGAATTACATCGTATAGGAGTCCCAACAAACCTGATGAACTTTTATTTTCACAATCTGGTATTTCAACTCATTCTTCAGGTTCTGTAGTTAATAATTTAAGTATTCGCTTCTTACAGGAGTTTTTTAAGAAAGTAAAAAAACAAGTTACTCCTGGTTTTGAAGAAAGAGCTCTTTCTAGTGATATTGATGAAAGATTATTTATTAAACAATCAAAAGATTTTTATTCTTCTAAAGGAACAGATCAATCTTTTGAAATTCTATTTCGTGCTCTTTATGGTAAAGATGTAGAGATATTAAAGCCACGTGATTTTTTATTCATCCCTTCAGAATCAAATTATAAAATATCTCAGCAAATTATAGTAGAACCAATTGATGGAGATCCTAGAAAACTTGTTAATAGAAATTTATTCCAAGATGCTGTAGATGGATTCCAAGGTGTAACTGCTTCTGTAAGTGCTGTAGAACCTGTTGTAAGAGGAGATAACACATATTACATGTTAAGTCTTGATTATGATAAAGTATCTGAAAGAGTGTCTGGTGAGTTTCCAATTCATCCTAATACAAAATTAATAGATAATGTTTCTATTGGAGGAACTGTATTAACTGTAGATTCTACTGTTGGATTTAGTACAACTGGATCTTTGATTGCTAATTTTGATGATGGCACTTCTTCTACTATAAAATATGAATCCAAATCATTAACTCAGTTTTTTGGATGTTCTGGAGTTACTAGAAGTATAGATTCTACTCAAGATCTTAAAATGAATGCCTATGCTTATGGGTATTCTGGAGTAGGTACTGCTAGTGTAGTTAAACTTAGAGTAACAGGTGTTTTAAAAGATTTAGATTTAAATTTAAATACAGCTACTTATAATGAAATTGGAGATGTCATAGAACCTAGAGGATTAGGATCTAAACCAGATGATATTGTTTCAAAATCTTTATTTTATAATATTTCTACTACCTATGATGTAGAATCTATAAAACTTATTGACCAATCAAACTTTACTTATCAATTAAATCTTTTTGATGATCATTCTTTTGTAGTAGGAGATAGTGCTCTTATTAATGGTATACAATGTTCTATTATATCTTTAATCAGTTCTAAAGAAGTTTTAATAAAAGGTGCTGGAGAATTATCTCTTTTGGGATCTTATAAAATTCAAAGATTATTATCTAAAGCAAATTTAAGTAATTATCCTAATACAAGTATATACACTACAAATATTCAAAACTCTTATGTAGATGATGATGAGTGTGTTTATATTACGTCTTCATCACTTCCAGATTACTTTAATGAAGATTTGGATATTAGAGATACTGTTCTTTATTTTTCTGGTAATTTTTCTAATAATACTGACATAACAATACCCAATCATGGATTACTCACTGGAGAAAAAGTAAAGTATATTTCTGGCGGTGAAGACAATGAATTAGATATCTTAGAGCAAGAATATTTTATTAAAAAAGTAGATATTAATACTATCAAACTTGCAAGAAGTCTTTCTAATGTTTCTAGTGAGACTTACGTAGCTTTTACTGGAAGTGTAGTTGATAATAGATTAGAATTGGCAATTTTTGCTAATAAATCAATATTATCTCAAAATTTAATAAGAAAGATTCAACCTCCAGTTTCTTCTCCTATTGCTTATCCTACCCCAACAGGTAAAACTGGTATTTTGATTAATGGTGTTGAAATTCTTAATTATAAATCAAATGATCAGGTTCATTATGGTCCAGTACAGAATATTTCTGTTACTGCTGAAGGAAGTGGTTATGATGTAGTAAATCCACCTTTAGTTACTATTACAGACCCTGTAGGATCTGGTGTGTCTGCTTTTTGTGAAGTTCAAGGTTCTTTAGAAAGGATTGATGTAGTTGATGGTGGATTTGATTATATTACTACTCCTACATTAAAAGTATCTGGAGGAAATGGAATTGGATGTGTTGTATATCCAAACCTAGTTCTAAAAGATCATAGTCCAGAATTTAATTCTACAGAAGATGGTGAGTTAGTAAATCTTACTAACAATACTATTGGATTCTCAACTTTCCATAAATTTGCAGATGGAGAATTAGTTACTTACAATCCAGAGGGTCAAACTGCTATTGCTGGATTGACTACTGATGCTGCATACTATTGTTGTGTTAAAAGTGCTACCACAGTAACTTTACATAAAGAATATGATAATGCTGTAGATGGACTCTTTGCTATAGATCTTACAGATTATGGAACTGGTCTCCATAAATTAGAGTGTGCTAATCAGAAAAGAGTTATTAGTTCTGTAAGTATTGCTAGTTCTGGTATAGGTTATAGAAATAGATTAACTTCTACAACTTCTGCTGGTATTAATACTGCAACCAATACTATTAATATTGTTAATCATGGATATAGGACTGGAGAGAAATTAAGATATGATACTAAGTCTATAAATCCTATTTCAGGATTGACAACACAGACTGATTACTATGTCTCAGATGTTGATGGAAATTCATTTAGATTATCTGCTGTTGGTGTAGGATCTACTGCAGCAACTCAGTATTTAAGAAATAAAGAATATGTAAATTTACTTACTGGTGGAACTGGAGATCATGAATTTAATTATCCTCCAATCACAGTAACAGTAGATGGTAACATAGGAGTATCTACATTTACTGGTCAAAATTTCCAAGCACAGTTAAGACCAATTGTTAAAGGATCTATAGAATCTGTATATGTTCCTCATGGTGGTTCTACATATGGATCAGCAGATATTATTAACTATAATAGACAACCTGACATTACTCTTAAGACTGGTAAGAATGCAGAATTACTTCCTCTTGTTGATAATAATAGTGGAAAGGTAACTGATGTATTAGTTTTAAATGGTGGTTCAGAATATAACTCTGCTCCTGAATTATCTATGGTAGGAGATGGAAATGGAACTGTATTAATACCAATATTGCAAGCTGGAAGTGTAGAATCTGTAAAAGTAGTTCATAGTGGAATTGGATATACTTCTTTTAATTCAAGTATTAAAGTTACTTCAAATGGACAAGGTGCTAAGTTCTATTCTAATATAAAAACTTGGACCATAAACAATGTTCAAAGATTAATTCAAAATGATCAAATTACATCTGATGATGGTATTGTAAGTAATGGATTTAGTGACCAATATCAATTAGAATATTCTCATGCATATGCTCCTAGAAAATTAAGACAATCTACTTATGTTAAAAAATCAGTTGGCGATAAGGAAATATTTACTCCTGATTTAACTCTCAATATTAATGCTCAAGAAGAAACTTCTGGTGATCATTCTCCTATCATTGGATGGGCATATGATGGATCTCCAATCTATGGTCCATATGGATATAGGACTAACTCAGGTGGACCTATAAAAATTCTAGAATCTGGATATTCAGTTTCAATATCATCAGAGAGACCTAATCCTATTACAGTAGCAGGAGAACAAGTATATTCTGATGGATTTTTTGTTGAGGATTATTCATATCAAGCTGATAGAGATTTAGATGAACATAATGGAAGATTCTGTAAGACTCCAGAATACCCAAATGGAGTGTATGCTTATTTTGCTACTATTAATCCAACTACCTTTGATTCTGAGGGATCATTTAAAAATTTCAATAGACCAGTATTCCCTTATTTTATAGGAAATTCTTATAAGTCAGAACTAATAGAATATAATTTTAATTATCTTTCAAATCAAAATGAGATTAATTTAAATAATACTAATTTGGTTAGAAATACTAATGTTTATAATTTCTTGTTTAGTAAATCTACTTATGATTTCTTAGTAAATCCTAATTTTATTAGACAGCAAAAAACTTTTGTAACACAAACATCTACAGGTGTAGTTGAAGAAGTTGGAATTAAAACTGGAGGATCTAATTATAAAGTTAATGATATTGTAGTATTCAATGATGACGGAACTAGTGGATATGGTGCAGAAGCTTCTGTGCATTGTATTGGAGGAAAAACTATTAGTAATGTTAGTATTGCTAATACAAACTTCTCAAATGTAGAATTTATTGTTTCTAATAAGGTAGGAGAATTTATAGGATATACCACATTACCTCATAATTTTAATACAAAGGATTTTGTTACTATTAGTGGATTGAGCACAGGAGTTCTTGCTAATAATATCAGTAAACCTATAGGTATAAGAACTAGTAGATTTAAATTAAATGTAGGGATAAGTTCTGCAGGAGCTACTGGTCTTACTACTTATTTTAATATAGATGGGCAATTTGATAAGTTGAATATTCTTCCTAATGATGTTTTAGGAATAGGAACTGAGTGTGTAAAAGTCTTAAATGTAGAAAAACATTTAGGAAGAATAAGGGTTCTTAGAAATCATCAATCTACAATAGGATCTGCTCATACTGCAACTTCTTTAATAGAAGAAAAACCTAGAGATTTTAAATTTAGTGCTATTACTCCTAATACATTAGATTTAAGATTAAATAGAGAATTTTATTTTAATCCTAGTGACTCTGTAGCATTAGGAAATGCTTCTGGAGTTGGTATTGGAACTACTATTTCTTTCTCAAATCCAGGAACTGGTATAAGTGAGATTTACATTCCTACTAAGTCAATTTTCATTAAAGATCATAAACTTGAAATGGGTGATACTTTAACCTATAAAGTTAATGATGGAACTGCTCTTGGTGTTTCTACTGATGGAACTATGGAGTTTACCTTAGCACAAGGTCAAACTTTATTTGCTGCTCCTATATCAAAAGATTTAATTGGAATTGCAACCATTAGAGTTGGATTGGGAGCTACTGGATCTTTTGAGGGTATTAGTGAGACTACTAAAGATAAAAGCACTTTATACTTTACTGGATTTGGAACAGGTCTATATCATAGTTTTGAAACCAATTATACTAATGTATTGAGTGGTGCAATTAAGAGATCTTTAGCAACAGTCTCTACATCTTCTACTCATGGTCTTTTAGCTAATGATGCTGTAGAAGTGACTGCATTACCTGGAATATCAACTACTATTAATGTAGCATATAATGATTATAATAGAAGATTAGTTATCAATCCTAGAACATTTGTTTCAGGAGATGTTAACACTACTAATAGTACTATTACAATACCTAGACATGAATATATCACTGGACAAAAGGTTATTGGTATTACTACATCTGGGGGGTTAGCTGAGAATCAAATATATTATGTATTTGTAGTAGATGAAGATACTATTAAATTATCAAATCAATATGAGGAATCTTTAAGATCTTATCCTAAAGTAATTAATATTACTAGTGCTCATGCTGGTACTATTTCTCCTATCAATCCACAATTAAATTTAGAGAGAAATCAACAAATTGAATTTAATCTATCAGATTCTTCATTATCTTTCTTCAATGATGCTGCTGATGATGTACAATATAGTGCATTTGCTTTTGTTCTTTATACTGATAAGAATATGAATGATATATTCTATTCATCAGGACAAAGTGATGATTTTAATGTAAGTTCATCTGGAAGAGTTGGTGTAGATGCTAATGCAAAGTTAACTATAAAAAATATTAATGAAATAACTCAATCTTTATATTACAATTTAGTTCCTGTAAATGATTTATCCAATAAAAAAGTTAAAAAAGAAATAATTAGAGATACTCTGAATATTACAAATTCTAATGGTAGTGTTTTATTTAAAAATTCTTTAAATGGAATTAAATCTATTGTATCTGCAGGATCTACTACTTTTGATATTGCAATACCTAGTGCTCCTAAGAAATTACAATATTCTAATGATGATGGAGAATTCTCTTATAAGACTTACAGTAACACTGCTAAAGGACCTATAGAAGATGTAAAGATATTAAGTTCTGGAAGGGAGTATAGAACTCTTCCAGGTATTAGTACCATAGTATCAAAATTAGGTAAGGATGCAATATTAGAACCAAGAAGTTCTAGTATTGGTAGAATAGCAAATATAGATATTCAAGATATTGGATTTGATTATCCTGCAGATAAGACTCTTAAACCAGAAGCTCAAATTCCTCAATTAATTAAAGTTGATAGTTTTTCTTCTATTGATAATATTGGAATTACTTCTGCAGGAAATAATTATCTAGATGCTCCAGGATTAGTAGTATTAGATGGTTCAACTAATAAAGTTGTTAGTGATGTAGATTTAACCTATCAATTAGGTGATGAGAATGTTACTGTTTTAAAGAATACTAGAGTTTTAAATAAAGTTGAACCTACCATTCTTCCTACTGGCAATTCTAATGGAGTTAACATTGCTTCTGCAGATTATAATGAATCCAATCAAAGAGCAACAATATCCATTGGTGTTAGTTACAGCACTTTAGATGATTACCCATTTGAGGTGGGTAAGAAGGTAATGATTGAGGGTGTTAGTGTTGGAGTAGGAAGCACAGGTAGTGGTTATAATTCTGCAAATTATGAATATAAGTTATTTGAAATACTAGCTACTGATCCTAATGTTGGAGGAACTTTAGGAAGTATAACATATAGTTTAGCTGGAGTTATTCCTAGTGGAAAAATTCCAGGAACTTATAATGCAGCATCTATAGGTAGAGTTATTAGAGAAGAAGATTTCCCCCTCTTTAGAACAACTTTAAAAGGAAATCAATTTGATGTTGGAGAAACTTTAGAATCTAATACAGCAGTAGGAGTTCTTCAATCATTCAATATGTTGAATGGTTATTTAAAAGTTTCTTCTGCTAGTGATTTTAAAGTGGGAGATGAAGTTGTTGGAGAAGCTTCAGGTACTAAAGCAACTGTTACTGAACATATTTCTTATAAGTCTTTATATGATATACAATCTTCCTCAATAGTTAAGGAGGGATGGAAAAATAACTTTGGATTCTTAAATGATAATGAGCAAAGATTATTTGATAGTGATTATTATCAGTACTTCTCATATTCAATTAAGTCTGAAGTAGAAATTGCTAAATGGAAAGATGCTGTATCTTCATTAAATCATACTTCAGGATTTAAGAAGTTTAGTGATTTAGTTTTAAAGAATGATGTTAGTGCTGGATTATCAACCACTCAAGATGGAAGTAGTTTTGATGTCATCACAGCTTTAGTAAAACCAATTAGTTTAAATACTGTATTTGACTTTGATCTAGCTCGTGAGAAGAATGAAGAAATTGATGGTAAAATAATTTCAGATGAAATAGTTTTTACTTCTAGAGATCTTAAAGATTACACTGAATCTGTAGGTAATAGAGTATTATCAATTGATGATATTAGTCCTACTTTTAATGACAATGCAAGAACAGATCCATTCATGGCTGTTGATACATTTGCATTATCTGGATCAAGAGATAGAAAATCAATTGTTTATATCAGAGATAAAAGATTTACTGGTGAAAGACAAGTCATGGTTGTCAATGCACTCCATGATGAGTTAGGTAATTTCTTCTTAAATCAGTATGGTTCAGTTTGGACTGAGAATGAGTTAGGTTCATTTGATATGACACAATCTGGTGATAATGGACAACTTCTATTCTATCCTAAGAAATTTGATTATAATAATTATGATGTATCTGTTATTGCGTATAATGTAGGAGATTCTACTTCTGGAATAGGTTCTACCAATTTTGGTGGTATGGTCAATGTTGGCAGTGATATGCATTTAATAGAAGCAGGTATTAGCACTTCTGCTACTGTTGTGGGTATTGCATCAACTTATAGATCATCTAAGATCTTGGTTTCTTATGCTTCTAGTGATTCATCTTATTATGAGACAGAAGAGTTAACTTTGATTCATAATGGATCTAATGTTGAATTATTGGAGTATGGTCAATTAAATACTGATGAATTAGGGAGTCCATCAGGAACGCCTGGTTTAGGAACTTATAGTGCATATTATTCAGGTTCACATGTTTATGTGGATCTACATCCTACAGTAAGTACAGCAAGTACATATATTGCTAGTACCATTCAAGTTAGTATTGGTAATTCACTCTCTGCTGGAGTTGGAACTGATGCATTGAATACTGGTACATTAGATAGTAGATATACTGCCATCTCTTCTAGTGGTTCACCTGGTATTACTACTGTAGCAAAATATGAAACTGAAACCTTTGCAGCTGCCTATTATATTGTAAGTGTAGAAGATGTTAGTAATAGTCAGTATCAAGTATCTGAAATATTAGTAGTAGATAATGGAACAACTGGAAATTTAACTGAATATGGTATTGTTCAGACTGGAGGAAATCTTGGAGATTTCTCTATCAATATTAATGGTGCTTATACTCATTTAGGATTCAAACCTTTAGCAAGTGCAGATGTACAAGTTAGAGTATTCCAGAATGCTTTGAGGTTAGTTGATGACTCTAATGCTAATAATGAGATAGGATTTACCAATGCCAGTGTTGATACTGGAGCAGGTGCTTATACTGCAACTGAGACTGATGTTAAGAGATCATTTGAACTTACTCATAAAGAGAAACCTATATTTAAGAGAGACTTTGTTGGAGGAGCTTCAACTGTTGTTAGTACAATTACTGACAGTGTTATAATTCCTAATCACTTCTTTGTTACTGGTGAAGAACTAGAATATAGGTATACTGGAACTGGCACTACATCTGCTATTGAAATAACATCTCAATCTATTCCTGGTGTTGGAGTTACTGATAAACTTCCTTCTACAGTGTTTGCTGTTAAGAAGGATGATAAGAGATTGCAACTAGCAACATCTGCTGAAAATGCATTAAAGACTAATCCTACTTTTATAGACATAACTGCTGTTGGTGTAGGTACTTCTCATTCATTTACTTCCAAGAAACAGAACTCAAGATGTATTATTAGTATTGATAACATAGTTCAACAACCTATTGTAGCCACTGCAGTTACCACTCATCTTGTTGCTGATGTATCAACTACTTCAGATACAATAACAATCTCAGGTATTACATCTATTACTGGTGGAGATATGCTGAAGATTGGCAATGAAATTATGAAGGTTGATTCTGTTGGTCTTGGTGTTACTAATAAGTTATTGGTAACTAGACCTTGGATGGGTACTGGTGTTTCTAACTACAGTAGTGGAGACTTAGTTACTAAGATTGAAGGTAATTATAATATTGTGGATAATAAAGTTAATTTCTTTACAGCACCAGTTGGACTAATTCCATTATCTTCTACTACTAATGAACCTTCTTCTAGGGATTGGGTAGGTGTTGCAACACACTCTACATTCAATGGTAGATCATTTATGAGATCTGGTATTACTGGTAGTGCTGTAGAACCTTATACTAATAATTATATCTTTGATGATATTTCTCATGGATTCTCTGGGTTTAGTACTGAATTTACTCTTGAGTCTGATGGAAGTAATGTGGCAGGATTCTCCACAAGTAATGCTATTGTTTTAATTAATCAGGTAGCACAAGGACCACAAAGATTTACTGGTCTTGAATCTAAGAGAGTTAGTGTTAGTGGTGATTACACTTTAAGAGAAAGTGTTGGTATTACTAGTATTCAGTTTACAGGAACCATTGCTTCAGTATCATATGATCCAAATACAGCTAATGTTCCTTTAGGTGGAGTAGTTGTTTCAGTAGGATCTACTGAGGGATTTGGTTATCAACCATTAGTCTCTGCAGGTGGTACTGCTGTTGTTTCTGGTTTGGGAACTATTACTTCTATTAGTATTGGTAATAGTGGTTCTGGTTATAGAGCTGGTATACAAACTGTAGTTAATGTAGGTGTTCAAACTGCAAGTACTGGAGCACCTGCTATTGAGTTTATTGGTACTGCTGCTATAAGTGGTGGTAATATTGTAAGTATTGCTATTACCAATCCTGGTACTGGATATACAACAACTAATCCTCCTTCAGTGGTTATAGATGAACCATTATCATATTCCAATATGCCTCTATTCTATACTTCCACATCTAGTGGAGTTGGATCTGAAGCAAAGGCAAATATAATTGTAGGACAAGGATCTAGTGTTATTGATTTTGAAATTATTAATGAAGGTTATGGTTATGGTCAAGATCAAGTTTTAACTATTGGTGTTGGTGGAGCAGTGGGTATACCAACTGACAGCAACTTCAGTCCATCTAGACAATTTGAAGTTACTGTAAGAGAAGTTGGAAGTGATAGTTTTGCAGCTTGGTCTATTGGTGATTTGGAAGTTTTAGATCCTTTAGATGATTTATTTGATGGTCAAGATATATCTTTCCCATTGAAATTGAATGGTGCTCAACAGACAATTCAATCCAAACCAGGATCTAATGTTGATGTTGAATATACTATTCTAGTATTCATTAATGATATTCTCCAAGTTCCTGGAAATGGATATGAATTTAAGGGTGGTAGTTATCTTACTTTTAAAGAAGCACCCAAGAAAGGTGATACTTCTAAGATCTTATTCTATAAAGGAACTGCATCAGTTGATACTGCTACTGTTGATATTTTAGAAACAGTTCAGACAGGTGATGAATTGAAATTGCATGATCAAGATATATCTTTTGAAGAAGGTCTTAGAACAGTAACTAGTATTAATGCTGCTGATAATGTTAATACTAATCCATATCCTGGTCCTGGTATTACTACCAATGAAACTTTTGATAGACCTATTAATTGGTTTAAACAAACTGAAGATAAGGTTATTGATGGTCAATCAATCACTAAAGATAGATCACATTATGAACCATCAATTTATCCCACTACTACTTTAATTCAACCAGTGGGAGTGGCTTCTACAGAAGCATATGTTGAAAACATTAGGATATTCTTTGATAGCACTAAGGAAAATTATGGATCACAAGATTCTATAAACATAATTTCTCAAGAAGATGCATCAGGTGCTGCTGGTACAGCTTTAGTTTCTGCTGCTGGATCTATTACATCTATTGCAATTTCTGATGTAGGTATTGGATATACCTTTACTCCTACAGTATCCATTGAACAACCTGTTGGTTTAGGAACCACTCAGGTAGCAACTGCTACTGCTACTCTTAATGGTGATAGTTTAGGTTCTATTACAATTACTAATATTGGTAGTGGATATACTGTTTCTAGTCCACCTGCAGTTCTTATAGAAGAACCTAAGATGGCTAATAGAGTTGAGAAGGCAACTTCAATAACTTATACTGGTGATTATGGTACAATAGTTGGATTTGGTACAACCACTGCTGGATCTCAAAACAAATTTGTCTTTGATTTATACATCCCTGAAGATTCTTATCTAAGAGATGCTACTTATGTGGGTACTGCTATTACATTAAGCACTCTAAAAGTAGGTGATTTCTTCCTAGTTGATGAAAGTAATGTTGGAACAGCATCTACCATATTGAGATCATTTAATGTTGGAGGAGCAACTACTATTGGAGTAGGAACTCAATTTGTTGATAATGTCTATCAAGTATCAGATGTCAATACTGTTAGTGTTGCTAACACTGCAATTGGTATTTCTACTGTTGGCACAGCAACCACATATGTGACTAGAGTATTTGTAAATATTGATTTGTTTACTACAGACTCTTTTGATTCTTCTATATTGAAATTTGATTCAACCAATACTAAGTTTGATTCTAATGGAATAGGAGCTACCTTCACTGGTAATGTACATAATGCTCCATTCTATGGAACTTATAGTTGGGGTTATCTAGAATTGGGTTCAAGAACTCAAGCTAGAGACTTTAATTTCTATGGACAAGATGGTCTTGGTGGTATTTCTACTTCAGGATTTATTCAAAGATTCAACCCTTTAAGAGATAAGGAATATCTCTAAATAACTAAAATAGATAACGCAAAATGGCAAAACTGGGCATAAGCACTGGATCACAGCCAAATGATGGAACAGGTGATACCTTACTGTCTGGTGCTGAAAAGGTAAATGCAAATTTCACTGAGGTATATACTCTTTGTGGTGATGGAACTAATCTAGCACCAGGAATAGTAACAGCAATTGCTGCGGGAGATAATATAAGTGTTAGTGGTGCATCTGGGCAAGTTACTATTACTGCTCTTGAAACAACTGGTATATCATCTTATTGGAATGCAAATACTACAGGTATTACCACTGTAGCAAGAGGAGTGGGTATAGGAACTACTACAGTTACATCTAAATTAACTGTTGTTGGTGGTGGAAATATAGGAGGTGGTTTAACTGTAAGTGATGGATTAGTTGTTACTGGTGGTAGTAGGATTACTGGAGAAACCACTTTAACAGGTGGATTAAAGGTTAGTGGTATATCTTCATTTACATCTGTTGCTCTTAATGCAGTTCAAGTAAATGTATCTGGAGCATCTACCTTTACTGCATTGGTGAGTGCTGGTAATAGCACTAAACTTGGAGATGATGTTAGCACTAGGGGTATAAATGCAGGTGGTATAAGTACATTTGTTAGTGATGTAAGTATTGGTAAACACTTCTCTGTTGTTGGTATATCCACAGTAGGAACTGGTAATACTTTCAATAGTGAAGGTGGTATGAGAATAACTGGTATTGCTTCTATGAGAGAAGCAGTAATTGGTTATGGAGTTACTATTAGCACTAGTGGTATCAATGCTGTAAATGATGCATATGTAGGAGTTAGTACTGCAGCTGGAGTTATATTGACTTCTGCAAATGGTACAAGATATAGGTTATTGGTGGAAAATGATGGAAGTTTAAAGACTGTCAACATTAGTTAGTCTTTAATGTAATAAATAACTAAAAATTGTAAAATGTCCGCCATTATAACTGACCAATTAAGAATATTAAACGCTAAGAATTTTGTTTCAACAGCAACTTCTTCAGTTAATTCTTATTATTCTTTTGTTGGTTTACCTAATGCTACTAATTATTCCTCTACTTGGGATACAAATCCTCCTGCTCCAAAGGATAGTTTTGATCAAGAGAATGATTATTGGGATACTATGATTGCGTTGAAGAAGATAACATCTTCTGATGTAAGTAGAATGGTTAGTAGATATACTTGGACATCAGGTGTAACTTATGATATGTATAGGGGAGATATTAGTAGAACCAATATAGCACAACCTTCAGGAGCTACTAGTTTATATGCATCAAAATATTTTATAGTAAATGAAGATTATAAGGTTTATATTTGTCTTCAGAATGGAACAAATCCAGAAAATGTCACTGGTAGACCTTCTCTAGATGAACCTACATTTACAGATCTTGAACCTAAAGCAGCAGGTGATAGTGGAGATGGATATATTTGGAAATATCTTTATACTATCAAACCAAATGATATTATAAAATTCAATTCTACTAATTTTATACCTGTTCCTGATAATTGGGAAACTGGTACAGCAAATGCTCCTATCAGAGATAATGCTGGAACTAGTGGTCAATTAAAAATTGTAACTATTACTAATAGAGGATCTGGTATAGGAACTGCTAATAGAACTTACACCAAGGTTCCTATTAATGGAGATGGATCTGGTGCAGAAGCAACCATAGTTATTAATAATGATGCTAAAGTTGAATCAGTAGATATTTCTAAAGGTGGTTCAGGATATACTTATGGTACTCTAGATTTAGTTAAAGGTGGAGTTCCTTCAGGAACTACTGATCCTGTATTTAATGTTATAATTCCTCCTCAAGGTGGACATGGTGCAGATGTTTATAGAGAGTTGGGTGCTAGTAATGTTTTAGTATATTCTAAAATTGAAAATGATGCAGAAAACCCAGATTTTATAACAGGAAACCAAGTTGCTAGAATAGGTATAGTAGAAAACCCTGAAGCATATAATTCTACTTCAAACTTAAATTTAACTAAAGCTAGTGCTCTTTATGCATTAAAATTAGCAGGGGCTGGATATACTACAGCAACATTTAATGTAGATGGAAATATAACACAAACTGTTGGTGTTGGATCTACTGCAGTTGGTAGAGTAGTTTCTTATGATCAAACAACAGGTGTTTTAAAATATTGGCAAGATAAAAGTTTAGTTGGATTTAATAGTGATGGATCTTTAAAAACAGATACCACATATGGTTATGCTCTACATAGGTTTACATCTGAACCAGATACTGGAGGAAATTTAAATATTGCTAGTAATCAAGGTACTTTAGGAATAGATACTAGCTTTGGGCAAGTAGGTAATCCTGGTATAAGTACTGTAATAAATAATAGAACATATTACCTTGGACAGAGTTTTACTCAGGGTGTTGCTAATCCTGAAGTTAAAAAATATTCAGGAACCATAATCTATGTGGATAATAGACCTTCTATTACTAGGTCTGCTAACCAAAGAGAAGATATCAAAGTCATTTTGCAATTCTAAAGAATCATGCCTCAGGAAACAAATCTAAACGTCGCTCCTTATTTTGATGATTTTGATAAAAACGATAAGTATTTTAAGGTTCTATTTAAACCAGGATATCCAGTCCAAGCACGTGAACTAACAGGTATTCAATCAATCCTTCAGGATCAGATTGAGAAATTTGGTACTCATGCATTTAAGGAAGGTAGTTCAGTAACTGGTGGCGGAGTTAAGTATACTAATGGATATAATTCTATATTAGTTCAATCTGATAATGAGGGGTATAATGTAAGAGAATATTTATTTAATCTTAATGGTAAAACTGTAGTTGGTAGTCAGTCTGGAATAAAAGCAGTAGTTCAAGGTTATTTGCCAAATATTGCAGAAGATGGAACTTATACTTTGTTTATTAATTTTAAAAATAGTGGAGCAAATAATAGTGATCAGTTTATATCTGGAGAAAGTTTATTATTAGATGGAAATCCATTTACATCTAGAACTGGTATAAGTTTTCAAGTAGGAGAACCTGTAGCACAATTATATACTGGTAGATGTAATTATGTTGGATCTGCTGCTGTTTTATCTGCAGGGATTTATTTTGCTAGAGGATATTTTATAGATGTTAAAAAACAGACTATTATAATAAATCCATATCAAGCTACAGATAGTTGTAGGGTTGGATTGAGAGTTTATGAGGATATTATTAATTCTGATATAAATCCAAGTTTAAATGATAATGCAGCTGGATTTAGTAATTATACTGCGCCTGGTGCTGATAGATTAAGAATAGAATTAAAATTAGAAACAGCGCCAATACAAGAAGATAAGACGCCTAATTTTATAGAATTGATGACTGTGAGAAATGGTAAAGTTGCTTCTGTAAATGATAAACCACAATATAATGATTTAAGTAATGAGTTTGCTAGAAGAACATTTGATGAGTCTGGTAATTATTATGTCAAACCTTTTACTATTACTGCAAGAAATACTTTAAATGATTTTGAAGGAAATAATGGAGCGTTTACTTCAGAGCAATTAACTTACAATAACAATACTCCAAATGATGATTTAGGAACTTATAAGATATCTCCAGGTAAAGCTTATATTAGAGGATATGAAGTAGAAACTATAGTTCCTGGATTCTTAGATTTTAAAAAACCAAGAACTACAAAACTCTTGGAAGGACAAAGTATTAACTATGTTACTGGTCCTACATTTACCTTAAACAGAGTTTCTGGTTCTCCTTCCATAGGAATTGGTACAGATTATACAGTTAGTCTAAGAGATCAAAGAGTTGGTGCTGCTGCAACCACTGCTGCTGGTAAAGAGATAGGATTAGCACGTGTATATGACTTTGCTTTAGAATCTGGTTCTTATGATGTTAATAATGCAAATCTAAATGAGTGGGATATTGCTTTATATGATATTCAACCATATACTAATATAGCTTTAAATAATCCTAAAACTTTAACTGTTCCTACTCATGTTAAAGGAAAGTCTAGTGGTGCTACTGGATA